GGCTCTTAGCTCACTACGTCAGTTTTACACGGAAGATGCTGGCTACGCTTTGGCGAAGCAAGTTGACACCGACCTGCACAGCTTGGCTACTGGCCTTGGTTCTGCTGGTACGTCTTCTACGACTTACCTCAACAATGGCGGTACGTTCTTTGTAGACGCTACCAACGGCCTGTCTACCTATACGGCTGACACTGTAACCACTGCTGATGTATTCACTGACGCTGGTTTCCGCGCTATCATCCAGAAGCTAGACGATGCTGACGTACCAATGGAAAACCGTTGCTTCGTTATTCCTCCTTCAGTACGCAACACCATCATGGGTATTGACCGTTACGTAAGCTCTGACTTCGTAAACAACGGTCAGGTAACTGGTGGTCAGATTGGTCAACTGTACGGCATTGACGTATTTGTTAGCACCAACTGCCCTGTAGTTGAAACTGCTGCTGCTAACTCTGCTTCAACTGTAGACTCTCTGGGTGCATTGTTGATCCAGAAGGATGCAATTGTAATGGCTGAACAACTGGGAGTTCGTTCTCAGACTCAGTACAAGCAAGAGTTCCTTGCTAACCTGTTCACCTCAGATACTCTGTACGGCGTAAACGTACTGCGTCCTGAGTCAGGTTTGACTTTGGTTGTTCCTAAGTAACAATCATTTAGCTGGGGGCTGCGCTGTAGTGGCCCCTTAGCTTTATCTTTAAGGAGTGTAACATGTGGCAAGCGTTGATTGGCCCTGTAACTAACTTAGCTGGTACTTTCCTTAAAAATAAAGCTGCTGAAAAGCAAGCTGTCCATGAGTCCAAAATGCGTAAGATTAATGCTGACGCAGACTGGGAAACTCAACAAGCCGCTGCATCACAGTCCTCATGGAAGGACGAATGGTTTGCAGTTATTTTGAGTTTACCTTTAATTGGAGCCTTCATCCCTGATATGGTTCCCTATGTACAAGAAGGGTTTTCCGTATTGTCTACTATGCCTGACTACTACAAAGCATTCTTAGGCGGCGCTATAGCTGCTAGCTTTGGTATTAAAACTTTGTCTCACTGGGGTAAGTAATGTTTCAAATAACCGTACCTATAGACTTTGGCTTTCCTACTGGCTTTGAAGACACCCTGCCTAATCCGGGAGATTACCTAGTTCCTCCTTCTGTGCTGGCGGGAATAACAGATCCTTCATCTGGAGTTACCGTTGAGTCTCCTACAAGAGGCGCAAACGTGTCTGGTTACTATGACGTTCTTCGGTCAGGTGATTTTACTGATGACCCTATAAGTATTCTTCAGGGGCTATTAAGCAACCAAGGATACATTACAACTGGCGCTGACATGGCTGAAGGAGGAGCTTATGGCCCTGTTGAAGATAAGTATATTGTACCCGGAGGAATAGATAGCTCAATAGGCGCAGGTGCCTTTGCATTTGACAAGACCTTAAAAGACTTTGGAGGATATGACTTTGACTTTGGCAATATCTCCAATAAGAACCTAAAGAAGTTCCAAGAAGAACTAATGCCTGTCATGGCTCCCGCTGTAGCACAGGCACAGTTAGAAGGTCAGAGCTATCAGAACGCACTTATACAGGCTTATGAACGCTCACCTCAAGTACAGGAGATATATGCTAAATATAACATATCTCCTAAAAGAATAAGCCGTAACAACGCATCTGAATACCTATATGATCCTTTTACATTTTCAGAAATACTGACTGTAGACAGAAGCAAAGGCTTTATGGACTACGTAGGAGACGCAGTAACATCTGCACTTCCTACATTAGCCTTAACTGCTATTATGGGGCCACTAGCTAGTAAATTTGCAGGGACTCTAACTGCCCCTAATACTTTTGCTAATACTACTCTTTCAAATGTTTTTACAAGTGCTGGGGTGTCTGCTGCTCAAGGTGGAGATTTAAAGGATGCTCTTACAGCCGGACTTACAACAGGTATTGGGGCATATGCCTCACCTTATATTAGCGATGGTCTTAAGTCTATAGGTGTTGATGATGCTTTTTTACGCACTTACAACATTAAACCTGAAGAGTTTTACAACTCAATCTCTGGTGCTTTACTAAGCACAGCCGCAGGAGGTGATTTAGAAGACTCTATGGTTTCTGCTGCTGTTAGCTACTTGAGAAGAGCAGGAGTTCCCGGAGTAGAAGAGCCTGCCTTTGTAGAGAACATCAGAGAAGGCTTAAAAGATGCAGAAGACGTACTCAAAGGTGCGGTTCCTGAGCCTATTTTAGAAGTATTCCAATCTTTAGATTCTGAAATGACTGAAGAAGAAAAGCTACAGTTTACTGAAAATTTAAGTTTTTTATCTGAATCATTTGAATCATTAGAGCCTGACGAGAGACTAGTGGCTTTTTATGACAGAATGATAGAAACTGCTAAAGCAGGAGATCAGGGTTTTCCTACAGATTTTAACAATTGGACAAGAGATGATTATGTAAAATGGATGGTTAATCCTGCTAACAATGTAACACAAAGCGAAAGAGATTACTGGTATAGTCAACCGGGAGCTAGTAAATATAGGGCTTTACACGATACTCTAGGGGGCGGAAGACCACCTTTAAATCTTGATCCAGCCCAACGAAGAGGAGTTCTTCAATCAGACGGGACATACTCTGAAGTAAGACCTGCTACATGGCGCACAGAGTCTAAAGTTATTAGTTATGATAAAAACGGAAATATAATAACTGATGGTTCAGAGGCTGACATTGCTTATGAAATACGTCAATTTCCAGATGGCACCTATGAAGAAATAAGAAGGCCAGATGTAACAGTATCTTTGGACACTTTAGATACTCAAGGTGGCGGTGGTGATACTTCAGCAGATACAGGAGGTTCTTCTGGAAGTGCTAGTGGAGAGCCTACTACTACACCAACTACAGGTGACACAGGTGACACAGGTGACACAGGAGGTGCAACTGGAGACGGAATGTTAACAGGAGGACAGCCTTCTGGAAACACTGATCCTGACGTAACTGCTCCTGCCACTGGCGGAGGTTCTTCAGGGGGAGGAGGAACTGTTGTTGTGTCCTCTGGAGGCGCAGACGGGGATACCACTGAAGTACAGACCCCTGCTCCGACTTCTGAAGCAACTTATAGTCAAAGTGATTTAGATGATGCTATTGCTGAAGCTCTAGCTGAAGCACAACAAAATGACCCTACTCAGTTTGATCAGGCAGACATAGACTCCGCAATTGCTGACGCTGTTAAAGAAGTACAAGATAACGACCCTACAAGGTTTGACCAAGAAGATGTAAATACTGCTATAGAAAAAGCTCTTGCTAAGCAAGCAGCGGAGTACGAACAAGAAATAACTGAGCTAGAAGGTAAAGCAGAAGCTGCCCGTCTTAAAGCTGCCGCTGACGCTAGAGCAGCAGCAGAAGCAAAAGCAAAAGCAGCAGCAACTTCAGCAGCTAAACAGTCACAGGCTAAAATAAACGCTGCTAACAAGGCAGCAACAGCAGCAGAAGATAAAGCTAGACAATCTCAAGCAGAAGCGGATCAAGCTAAATCAGAAGCAAGTAAAGCACAGCAAGCTAGAAGCAGAGCAGAACAAGAGAAAGCTAAAGCAGAACAAGAAAGAGCTAAAGCAGAACAAGAGAAAGCTAAAGCAGAACAAGCACAAAAAGCTGCTGAACAACAACAAAGAAAAGCTGAAGATAGACAAAGACAAGCTGAGAAACAGCAAGCAGATGCCGAAGCTAAGCAAAAAGCTGCTGAAGCTAGACAAAGAGAAGCTGAACAAAAACAATCAGATGCTGAAGCTAAGCAAGCAGCAGCCGAAGCAGCGGAAGCTAAAGCAGAGGCAGCTAAAGCTAAAGCAGAGGCAGCTAGGGCTAAATCAGAAGCAGCTAAAGCTAAAGCTGAAGCAAGACAAGCTGCTGCTGAATCTGAAAGAGATAGTGCAAAGAAGGCACAAAAGCAAGCAGAAGCTGACGCAGCTAAAGCTGAAGCCGCACAAGCTGAAGCGGAAGCTACGGCTCAGGAAGCTACTCAGGCTAATAAAGAAGCTCAGGATAAAAAGGCAGACGCTGATGAAGCTAGAGAAAACGCAGCTAAGGCTAGAGAAGCAGCAGATACAGAAATAGATGCTGCAAGGAAGGCACAAAAGCAAGCTGAGGCTGATGCAGCAGAAGCCAGAGCAGACCAGAAAGCAGCAGAAGCTAAAGCTGCTTCTGATGCCTCTGAAGCCGCTAATCAAGCTGCTAGAGACGCAGAAGCGGCTTACGAAGCAGGATATGGCGCTGGACAAGCCGAAGGAACTACCGACGCTGGCGTTAGTGACGGTGGAGGTTCTGGAGGAGGAGTAGGTACTGGTGTAGGCACAGGTACTGGAGCAGGCACTGGAGCAGGTACAGGTGATGGCTCTGGGGACGGTACTGGTTTGTTTGCTGGTTTAGGAGGAGTCACAGGCGAGATATTTGATGACTACTTGAAGTTTAAAAAGAGTGGTATATCGCCTACGCGACGAAAAATGCCAGCACTAAAAGGCTACACTGCTCCTCAAGCAGGTTTATTTAGGAACATATTATGAGTACCACATACTTAACTATAGTTAACGAAGTTCTACGGAGGCTTAGGGAAGAGCAAGTTTCTTCTGTTACGCAAAACACCTATAGTAATATGGTAGGCGCTTTTGTTAATGACGCTAAACAAATAGTAGAAGACTCACACCAATGGTCTACACTACGTACAACTATTGTAGTACCTACTGTTGAAAATACTACAGAATATAGCTTGACAAATGCTGGAGAACGTGTTAAAATATATAGTGTAATTAACGACACATCAAACTTCTTTATGCACTATCAAACACCTAACTGGTTTAATAATGCTTATTACATTTCTGGTGAAGTAACTGGTAGTCCTGACTCATATACCTTTAGCGGTGTTGATAGTAACGATGATACTAAAGTAAGAGTATATCCTAAACCATCAGGTGTGTTTAGTTTACGTTTTGATTTAATTGCTAGGGAGCCTGAGTTATCTGGAGATGCAGATACCACAGTCTTACCTAAGAATGCTATTGTCCATAACGCTGTAGCTTTGTTGGCTAGGGAGCGTGGGGAGACAGGTGGTACTACAGCGCAGGATTACTTTGCAATTGCAGAGAAGTATTTGTCTGATGCCATTGCATTAGATGCTTACAAGAACCCTGAAGAATTTATTTACACGGTTCCATAATGGCTCAAGAAAGACAAAACATTTATATTGCTGCTCCGGGTTTCAAAGGACTTAATACAGCAGATTCTCCTGTTATACAAGACCCTGCATTTGCGTCTATAGCAGAGAATACTGTTATTGACAAGTATGGAAGGATTGCAGCTAGAAAAGGCTTAAACAAGCTCACAAGCAGTGCTACGCCACTAGGGTCTAGCATTGGCATTGAGACTATCTTTGAGTTTGTAGACCAAAGTGGTGACATTGTAGTATTCTCTACTGGCAACAATAAGGTCTTTAGTGGTACTACTACACTAACTGATATTACACCTGCTGCATACACTGTTAGTGCAAACAACTGGAAGATTGTAAACTTTAACAACCATGCTTTTTTCTGGCAGCGCTTACAAGAGCCACTTATCTACACTGATGAGTCTGGCAGTGGAGTATTAGAAAAGTTTAGTGACCATGGACATGCTACAGGTACACCACCACAAGCTAATGAAGCTCTAGCAGCCTTTGGTCGCATTTGGGCTGCTGACGTTGCTGGCAACAAATACACCCTGTATTGGTCTGATTTATTGGCAGGCCATGCTTGGACAGGTGGTACTTCAGGCTCACTAGACTTAACTACTGTGTGGCCTACAGGTCACGATGAGATTGTAGCTTTAGCAGAGTTTAACGACCTGTTGGTTATCTTTGGTAAGCGCAGTATTCTATTGTATACTGGTGCAAGCTCACCATCTACTATGTCTTTGCAGGATGTTATTTCTAACATTGGTTGTATTGCTAGAGACAGTGTGCAGTCTACAGGTACAGACTTAATCTTTTTGTCTGACACAGGTGTACGTAGCTTAGGCAGAGTTATTCAAGAGAAGTCTAACCCTATTGGTAACGTATCTAAGAATGTAAAAGATACCCTTATGGAGTCTGTCACATCTGAAGCTCTAAACATTAAGAGCGTGTATAGCCCAGAAGAATCTTTTTATTTACTGTTTTTACCTACCAGTACGGAAGTATATGTTTTTGACACTAGAGGTGCTTTAGAAGACGGTAGTTATAGAACTACAGAGTGGATAGGTAACAAGATACTTTGTGGTGAAAGAGCTTCAGACGGCACACTGTACTTAGGTAATATCAAAGGTATAAGTGAGTACGCTGGATACGTTGATGATACTTCTTCGTACACAATGAAGTACTTTACTAATCCTCTGTCTTTTGGACAGCCTTCTAGACTGAAAATGCTTAAAGAGTTATCTTTCACTGTTATAGGAGGCTCTGGGGCTACTATTGTAGGTAACTGGGGGTATGACTACACTGAGTCTTATACAAAACAGTCTGCTAGTATCGCTACTAGCTTAATTGCAGAGTATGGAGTATCTGAGTATAACGTAAGCACATCAGAGTATAGTGCTTCTATTATTATTGATGTTGCTAAGATAAAAGCAACAGGGTCAGGAAAAGTAGCAACAATTGGTATAGAAGCCACTATTGATGGCGGCGCTCTTTCGTTGCAGGAATTAAATACTGAAGCTATTATAGGTAGGCTTGTATAATGAGTGATTACACAAAGACAACTAACTTTGCATCAAAAGACAGTTTACCTTCAGGTAACTCTGATAAGATTGTTAAAGGCACTGAAATTGACACAGAGTTTAATAATATTCAAACTGCTGTCGCCACTAAACTAAACGTCAACGATTCTACGCTTACAGGTACAACTACGTTTGGTTCACTATCTGATGGTACTATTACTATCACTGCTTTTGTAGATGAAGACAACATGGCATCAGACAGTGCTACGTTGCTTCCGACGCAACAGTCAGTTAAGGCATATGTAGACTCACAGGTTACGGCACAAGACTTAGACTTTCAAGCAGATTCTGGCGGTGCGCTAAGTATTGACCTAGACTCAGAGACTCTTACGTTTACTGGAGGTACTGGTGTTGACACTAGCGGGGCTGGTAATGCTGTAACCTTTTCTATTGACAGTACTGTAGCTACGCTCACAGGGACGCAAACACTAACTAATAAAACCTTAACAAGCCCTGTACTAAACACAGGTGTTTCAGGTAGTGCTGTTCTTGACGAAGATAACATGGCTTCTGACTCAGCTACTCATCTAGCTACTCAACAGTCTATTAAGGCATATGTAGATTCTAATGTAACTGCACAGGATCTTGACGTAACTGATGGTTCTTCTACTATTGACATTGACCTAGACTCTGAGTCTTTAGGTATCTTAGGTGGCACAGGTATTGACTCCACTGCTTCAGGTACTGGTGTTACTTTAGCTATTGACAGTACTGTAACCACTTTAGCAGGCACACAGACCCTTACTAATAAAACACTTACGTCACCTACGCTTAACACTCCTACTATTGGTACTTCGTTTACTATTGGCTCTGCTACAATCACAGAAGCAGAACTAGAGATTCTAGATGGAGCTACAGTAACTACTGATGAGTTAAATGTACTGGATGGCGTCACAAGCACTACAGCAGAACTAAACATTCTTGATGGCGTAACTTCTACAGCAGCAGAACTTAATATTCTTGATGGTGTTACAAGTACCACTGCTGAGCTTAATATTCTAGATGGTGTTACAAGCACTACAGCAGAACTTAATATTCTAGATGGTGTTACCGCAACTACTACTGAACTTAATTATGTAGACGGCGTAACTTCAGCTATTCAAACACAGATAGATGCTAAAGCTGCTCTAGCTGGTGCAAACTTTACTGGTGATGTAGACGTTGCTGGCACTCTTACTACTGATTCTTTTAGTATTGAAGACGCTACAAGCCCTACTCTTACGCTGAACGACACTACAAGTGCAAACCAAAAGACAACTTTAAGCCACACTGTAGGCGCTTCTGTTCTGACCACAGGAGACAACGGTGTTTTTGGTTCATTTAAGGTAGCAGCTTTTGATGGCACGTCTACAATTAATCGTTTACTTATTGCAGACAATGGCGATGTTAGCTTATATGAGGATGGCGGAGTTACCGCTAAGGTAACATGGGACAGTAGTGAAGAAGCTCTTGAGTTTGATGACAATGTAAAAGCTACGTTTGGTGCTGGCTCTGACCTACAGATTTATCATGACAGCACAACAGGACATTCTTATATAAAAGAAAGCGGTTCTGGTGATTTAATTCTTCAGGCAGGCAATGACTTAAGGCTAGAAGACCCTAGCGGCAATGAATATTTGCGAGGTAATGAAGGCGCTGGCGTAGACATTGCGTATAACAACGCCACCAAACTAGCCACAACCTCCACAGGTATAGACGTAACTGGCACAGTGACTGCTGATGGGCTTACTGTAGATGGTGCTGTAGCTATAAACACTAACAACGTTGTACACACAGCCCTAACACCTAGCTACAGCTTTATTGAGTCTGACGTAACAGGCGAAAACACACAGTTTCTCCAAGCATCTGGAACTTTAAGGATTAGAACAGTAGACGGTTCTTTAGCCAACCCTGTTGAGCGTCTGCGTATTGACCACGGAACTGGAGATATCAGCTTCTACAATTCCAGCGGCACCAGTCAATCTCTCTTCTGGGATAGTTCTGCGGAGGCGTTGGGTATTGGTACTACCAGTCCAGCTAAGACTCTTCAAGTTTCTCAAGGCACCGATGCTACAGCAACAACTATACGCATTGAAAACACCGACACCACAATAGATGCTGCCCAAACAGCTAACGCTATTGAGTTTTATACTAATGATGCGTCAACAGGTGGTACAGGCGTAACAGGGAAGATTTCTCATGTCGCTGTAAATGCTGGAAGCACTTACGCTTTGGCGTTTTCTAGCTATAGCGGCTCAAGTCTTTCAGAAGCCATGCGCATAGATGCCAGCGGTAATCTTTTAGTGGGTAAGACTTCTGCTGACAACACTACCGCTGGGACAACTATTTATGGTGCAATAGCACAAGGAGCCGCATCATTTGTTCGTGATGCTGGAAACACTTTAGTTCTAAATCGTTTAACCAGTGATGGAGAAATCCTAGCTTTACGAAAAGACGGCTCAACCGTAGGTAGTATTGGTGTTAAAAACAGTGATTTAACTGTTGGTACTGGAAACACAGGCTTGAGGTTTACAGACAGTACCAACCAAATTTGGGCTGTAGACACAACAGATGGAAGCTCAAGAGATGCCGCTGTTGACTTAGGTAACTCAACTGTACGCTTCAGAGACCTCTACCTGTCAGGCACAGTGACTGCTGGTGGTTTGACGCTAGGTGCAGAAGGCGACCAGATTATAATTCCGACGTCTAATGGCGGCATCAACGGAATTATTACAACTGGAGACGATGTTTACGGAAATGCCTTTGAGTTTAAAAACGGCAACGCCATAGTTCTTATATCTGATACAAATGACACTGCGGTCACTGGCGGAATAGATGCAACTTTAATTGCACGAGGCAGTAGTGTAACAAGAACAGCTTTATTTGATGTCAACGGCGATGTCAGCTTCTACGAGGACACAGGCACAACGCCTAAGTTCTTCTGGGATGCTTCTGCGGAGTCTTTGGGTATTGGTACTAGCAGTCCTAATCACAAATTAGAAATTAGAAACGATGTCGCAGCAAGCGCAGATTTAGACCCAACCGCAATCAAGCTATACAACAACAACGATGGCGGTTCAGCTATAGAATTTTCAAATGGTGTAGCGGCTAAATCTAAAATATCGTTTGGCGTTACCTCTACAGGTGCAGGGACAAACGATTCCTATTTGAGTTTTAGCACAGGTGCAGATGCAGGTTTAAGCGAAGCCATGCGCATAGACAGCAGCGGTAATCTCTTGGTGGGTAAGACTTCCGCAGCGATTTCTAGTGATGGGGTAGAAGCAAGAAATAATGGTTTACTTGTAGCTACTAGAGACAATAATCAAGTGGCAATTCTTAATAGAAGAAGCTCAGACGGCGATATTCTAGCAATTTACAAAAGCGGCATCTCAGTCGGTAGTATTGGTGTTAGAAGTTCCACAAATCTTTACATTGCTTTCCGCACTGAGGCTAATGGCGACGGTTGTGGCTTAACAGGTTCTGCTGCGTCTACTGGGGCTATCATTGCCTCAGATGGTGACGGCGATCCCGTAGATAACCATATTGATTTAGGCGCTTCTGGAACACGGTTTGATGACATCTACGCCACCAACGGCACTATCAACACCTCTGACCGCAACGAAAAGCAAGACATTGAAGCACTGTCTGACGCAGAGCAACGTGTTGCCGTAGCGGCTAAAGGTCTTCTGCGTAAGTTCCGTTGGATTAACAGCGTAGAAACTAAAGGCGACGATGCTCGTATACACTTTGGAATTATCGCACAAGACCTACAGGACGCATTTACTGCTGAAGGCTTAGACGCTGGACGCTACGCAATGTTTATATCAAGCACATGGACTGATGAAGAAACTGGGGAAGAACGTACACGTTTAGGTGTGCGCTACTCTGAACTACTCGCCTTCATCATCGCCGCTATTTAACTAGGAGAAGCCTAATGGCCACATGGACTATCGCAACACTTGAACGAGACTTACAGGGTGACTTAGCGGGAGGCGTTATCGTTGCCCACTGGCGGGTCACTGAAGAAGAAACTGTGGGGGAGGATACTTACAGTGCTTCATCCTACGGAACCTGTGGGTTTACCCCAGACCCTTCCTCTGAAGGCTACATCGCCTATGATGACCTGACTGAAGCTGATGTCATTGGCTGGGTTCAGGCTGAAGTAGATCAAGATGCTATTGAAGCTGGCTTAACGGCTAACATCAATGAGCAGAAGAACCCTACAACCGCTGATGGTGTACCTTGGTAATGATGGAGCAAAAGCAAGTGACTCAACAAGATTTAGCTGTACAGGCTTTAGATCGCATAGCTCAACATGAGAAAGAATGTGGTGAGCGTTGGGCAGAGGCAGTAGTTGAACTTAGGGAACTAAGGAAGGCTACTGATGCACATGCTCTTCGTTGGGAAAAACTTGCTTGGCTTGTTGTTGCGTCTGCCGTGACAGCAGCGGTAACGATAGTAACAACAGTAATAGTTTAGAGAGAATATAAATGAGTGGATTCCTTAGTAGGATAGGCGGCTTTGGTGACGCACTAGGTAATTTCTTTGGTGGCACAGGTGGTCAACTTCTTGGAGCAGGTATATCTTTAGACCAGCTAAGTAGACTATCTGATATTGCAGAAAGATCAGCAGCAGGGCAGATGGTTTTGGGTGAAGAAGCCGCCGCCAAAGCAGCCTTTAAGCCTTTTACTGTATCCACAGGCTTTGGTGGTGTAGCTACTACTCCTGAAGGCGGATACGCTACTACACTGTCTCCTCAGATGGCTGCACAGCAACAGCAGCTACAAGCTCTTACAGGGGGCTTAATAGGCGGTATGGGTGGAGTAGCACCAGATGTATCAGGTATTCAACAGCAGGCTCTAGGCGGCGTAGGAGGCTTCCTAACAGGCGCTATGGCTCCTATGGCACAAAGGGAAGCTGATGTCTATGAACGCATTAGAGCTACACAGCGGCCTGAAGAACAGCGTGCACAGCTTGCACTAAATGAAAGTCTAGCTGCACAGGGACGCACAGGTCTACGTACAGCACAGTTTGGTGGTTCTCCTGAGCAACTAGCATTAGCACAAGCACAGGAAGAAGCTAAGGCTGGGGCATCTCTAGGTGCTATGCGTCAAGCACAAGCAGAGCAAATGCAACAGATGGGGCTTGCTGAAAGTATGTTTGGTCTTGGTGGTAGAGCAGCAGGACTACCTCAATCACTACAGGCAGGACAGTTAGGTAACATTGGTCTTGCACAAGCTGCACAATACTCACCTGAGCAACAGCTATTAGCTACTTTGACTCCCGGCACTGACTTAGCTAACATCCGCACTACCGCCGCTATGGAAGGCGCTGGTTTGTTTGGTCAAGCAGGAATTAGTGGCCTAGAAGACTTATTACAGGCTGAAGGCATCAGGACACAAAGCACAGCTAACATTCTACAGCAGCTTATACAAGCTCAGGCTGCTCAACGAGCCACTGCTGAAGGAGCAGGCGGAGGCAGTAATGGTGGACTGTTTAGTGACGCTGCTGATGTTGTAAACACCTTTTTAGGTATCTTTAGAAGATAATAGGAGATAAATAATGGGACTTTTAGATAAACTTGGTATACTAGACCAATACAAGATGTCTCCTACTGAAGGGCCGGGAGGTTTAATGGTACAGGCTTCTCCTTTTACTAGACAAGCTGCTAGGTTTGCTGGGGGTGCACTTGGCACTGAGATGAGAAGTAACTCAGAGATACTACGTGCAGAGCTAGCTAAAGTTGACCCTAATGACCCACAGCGTATGGCTAAGATGTACGGTCTGCTGGCTCAGTACGGCACTCCAGAGCAGAAAATTGCTGCTACAGGTAAGTTACAAGAGTTAGGACAGAATCAACAGGAACTACAGAGAGTACAGCGATACCGTGATTCACTTACTATTAGTGCTAATCAATCAGGGTTATCAGAGTTAATCCCACAGATTGTTAATGCTAACGAAACTCAGTTGAAAGAACTGGCTAAAACTATAGGTGAGCGCCAAGTAAAATTAGCGTCTAGAGGAGACGATGACTCAGCGACTGTTAGCTACATGAAAACTAGAGGTGTTTCTAAGCCTGACCTACAAGCCCAATACGGTGAAGATTTAGCTGACATGCCTTCTTTTGATGAGATGGTAAAAATAGCTGATGCCGAAGACCAAGGAGACATTAAAGCATTCAAAGACGCTGAAGGAAATATACAAACATACGCTACTCTAGGTCAGAAAATACGTCTACCAGAGAAACAACCTGATGGTACAGTTGAATACAAATATGTAAACGCAACTGAAGCTGGGCTGTCTCCTGCGCCTAATGTTATTCAAAACATAAGCGATTCTGAGGCTTTAGATAAAAAACTTTCTGAAGGACAAGCTGAAATAATTTTAAAGGACTTTGACAAAGCAAAAACTGCAACAGAAACTCTTGGTCTAGCTAGGCAAGCGTTAGAGATGCTCCCTTACGTTAATACTGGAATTTTTGCAGAAGGGATAACAAATGTTCAAAGAGTAGCATCCCTTCTAGGCGCTCCTGACAGCGTTACTGGAAACGCAGCAGCTTCTCAAGCATACTTCTCTAACAGAGGTAGAGAGTTTGCTAAATTTGTTAAAAACTTTGGTTCTGGTAATGGTATTACAGAGAAAGACGTACAAATTGCTCAAGAAATTGTAGGTGGAGAGAGAACTTTAGACGAAAGGGCATTAGAGAAAATCATTAGGGATTCTATTGTTGTAGCTGAGAATTTAATGGGTAGACATAATTCTCAAGTGGATAGATTAGTAAAACGAGGTAGTAGTGTCGCAGGAGATCTAGTGTTACCCCCTGTTCTAGAGCTAGGATTTGACCCTACTGAGTTTGGAATGACCCCTAAAGTTGAAGAGGGACAGAAGACAACAACAGACTACTTAGAAGAAGCTCAAAGACTGAGCCAAGGACTATAACCAAATGGCTAATGCAGAAAGACAACAGCTTCTACGCGCATTGCAGTTAGCTGATGCTGACCAGAATCAAGCTGCTATACAAGAAATTACTTCTATGTTACAGGATATGGACTCTAGGCCACAGGGAAGAGTCCTAGATTATGTTCCTGAGCCTGTAGGTCAGATGTATGACCCTCAACAACGAGGGATGCAGCCGGGATCTGGTGCTGCTTTGGCTAAGATTGGCGAGGGTATACAGGATGTCTTCGGGCAAGGGGGGATAGCCACCACTGAAGGAATGCAAGAAAGAGCCTCACAAGCAAAGTTTGGTTTTGCTGCTGACCCTAGGATGGCTGTACCTCTAGCGACAAGTCGAATGATGACAGCCGCTGGTGATGCTTTAATTACAGGAGCAAAACCTTTTATGGCTCCTGCGTTGTCTGCTGCCGGAAAAGTCTTAGAACCTCATGCTAGACGCGCATTAGAGCCTGTAGTTGCATTAGGCAACATTCTTGAAGAGAGCGAAGCAATTGGCCCTCTTCTTGAGCTTGCAGGAGAGTCTTGGACTTCATTTACTGAGGAGCTAAAGAACTACCCAGAGGAAGCTAAAGTTCTTCAAGCGTTGTTTGACACAGCTATTTTTGCGTCCCCTGCCACTAAAATGGATAGTTTAATTGATTCAGGTAGTGAACTTGAAAATGCAGGTATGGATCTAGTAAGGTCAGGAAGAAGGAAAGTATCTAAAGACCGTAAGCAAGCGGTAAAAACCATGTTAGACCCTATGAACCTTCATGGCAAAGGACGTACAACTATTGAAGGCCCATTAGGACAGAAAGTTTACCACCCGTTAGCTATAGAACAAGAAGGAATAGACGTTCTAGCTTCTCTAGAATCTATAAAACCTAATGCCCCCTTCACGACTAACTATAATACAGTTATGGATGAGATAGGCAGCACTAGAAGACGATTAGACGAGAGGATTAGAAAAGCAGGCAATCCTGAAGTATCTATGGATACTGTTTTAGAGGAGCTTACTAGGAATGCGAAAAGAGCCTTAGAGCATCCACAGATCATAGGTAATGTAGAGCAATCTTTACAGAAGATACTTGCAGAGACGGCGAGACAACTTGAACAAAGTGATGGTACTGCTCTAGGTCTACTTAACGCTAGACGTAACATAGACAACTGGATTACATCAAGCCGTGGGAATGCTTTTGACAGTGAGTTTGAGAACGCTATTACAGCAGGACGCAGAGTGGTTGCTGACACACTGAATGGCATTGTTTCTGAAGCAGTGCCTAGAGCCAACGTAGACCAGCTTCTCAGAAAACAAATGTTGATGTACCAAGCTAGTGGGGTCATTGAACAGAAAGCACTTGCAGAGGCAAACACCAGAATTGGTAGAGCCATGCAGCGTGTAGAGGGTGTCACTGGGGCTAAATTCCCTGTCACACCTCTGGCAATGACAGCCACTGCTGGTGCAGGTGCTGCTACAATGGCTTCTGGCATGGCTCCTTACTTAGGAGCAGGTATGGTTCTAACAGCCTCTGGTTATGGCTTGAAGAGATTAGCGGCCTCCCCTACCACTAGAAAAGCACTAGGACAACTACTGGTGGGTATAGGTAAGGCAGAGAAAGCAGCCAAAGGTAACTCACAGCTTCTAGCTGACTTAAAATTAGACAGGGCTGTAGTGTCTGCTCTACTGACTGATTTAAGACCTGCTCCAGAGGAAGAAGAGTAATGGCTGAGTTTGTTTCAGGTAGACAACTAAGAGAAAAGCGTCAAGCAGCCCGTAGAGAGCAACAAGATAGTAACGGATATATCTCTGGTAAAGTCAAAGCTGCACAAGAACAGACGCAAAAAGATGTAGAGATGTTTCCTGTGCAGAACGTAGGAGACATCAGAACAAGAGGTCTGTTGTCTGGTTCTACACTCGTGTCTACACTAGCAAGCCCCATTGGTGATGCCTTGAGTGCAGTAACACCTGATCCTGTAAAAGAGAAACTGTCTCAAGGAATGGAGTATCTTGCAGGTACTGATGTCGGGCAGGCTGTGACACAAACCATTGAGGAGAACCCAAGAGCCGCTAGGCTGGCTTCGGCCACTGGGGATGTAGCTGGTCTTATTCCTGCTGCCAGAGTAGCACAGACAGCAGTTAATGCTGGTGCAGCCAGAGTCCCTACAATGCTCGAAGGTTTCTACGGAGCAGGGGCAGGCACTCCTCAGAAATTAGTAGCTGCTGGTAAAGGAGCCGCTACAGCTTTACCGGGGACAATATCTGACGCTTTCAGTCCTAGAGCTATAGCCTACGAGAGAGTTACTGGGGTGCCTCTTGCTAAAGGTAAAGGGGAGATTGGCGCAGGTACTACCAAAGGCAACGAGAGTATGGCTTCCGCCATAACCACTGATTATATCTCTAGGCAACGTGGGAAAGGCCCAGCGCCTTTTATCGCAGAAGGGCCAATAGGTAAAGTAAATAACCTAGCGGAAGTTCCTGCTACAGACACTAAAGCGGTCAAGTCACAGTTATTTGAGGAAGGAGTAAACATCAACTTCAGTGTCCCTGAGCAAGTCCAAAACAGAGCTATGGCTCACCTATACAAGGTCTGGGGGTTCAAGCCAGAGAATACTGATATTGTCGTAAAGAACCCTGAAGGTGTGCAGCGGCTGTCTAACGAGGCAAGAGTGGGTACAAAGAAAGGCCCGAAGGCGCTACGTTTGCTGACACAAGCTACTGTGCAGGGCGAAAAGGGCTTAGCCTCCTTTATGAAAAAGAAAAAGAAAACTGTTCAAGAGGTTACACGAGCAGACCTAGTGTCTTTTTATAGGCAGCGGGGAGTCAAAGTAACAGAAGGCGGTAAAGGCGACCCTCATGTCTACATTGGCACTTCTCATGTGTCTGAAGCAAAAGAACTAGGAGGGGTTAACGACTTCATAGCTATAAATGCAGACACGGGAGATGTCTATTCAGTGATCTCAGATCAACATGACATGTTTGGTCTTGATCCTGTAGGAGGTAGCTCACTGATAACCATGTCTCCAGTTCAACGGTCTAACTTTAAGTCTCCAGAGAGTGAAAGATACTCTATGGAGGACAACCTAAACTCTAGAATAACTAAGGGTGGGAAAAATAAACCAGAAGGTGAAAGAAGGGCTGAAGTAATGCAGGCAGCTAAAGACCTAGAGAGAAGGTCAGGAATACCTATGGAGAAGGGAGAAAACCCTGTATCCTACAACCTTAGAGTGCTTCGTGAATACGAGCCTACTATAAGTGCAAGAGACAGGGCATCTGTGGGCAGGAGAGCCGGTATGCTAACTGCCAGTGCACAGCCATTCATAGGGGCACCAGCAGCAGCAGATGAGGAACGCTAGGCTACATTAGAAAACTTGACCTTCCCTACGTCACCACGTAAGCCAGCCTTCATGTAGGTAGTTGCACGCCCTTCAAAGAAGTTCTGATGCTCTACACCTAACACATCGTCAAGCCAGTTTAGTGGGTTGTCCTTCACCTCGTAGTTGGGCTTCAAGCCTAGCTGTAGTAGCCTACGGTCAGCAATGTACCTGATGTACTCTTGCATCTCAGACTTAGTCAGGCCCGGTATATCACCCTGCTCAAACACCAAGTCCAAGAACCTATCCTCTAGGTCAACCATCTCCCGACATGCCTGA